GTAAAGTGTGGGCGCAATTTAGCCTGTGGCTAATTCATGTCTGAAGAGCAAACTGCTCCTGTGGAGCAAAGCGCCGACAACTCCAATCTTGTGGCCGAACTTGAGGCCATGCGCCGCAAGAATGCCGAGCTGCTAGACGAATACAAAAAGGTCAAGCAACAGGCCAAGGCTGTGCCCGATGGCGTTGATGTGCAGGCCCTGCTGGACTTCAAGCGCAAAGCTGAGCAGCAAGAACTCGAAGCCCAGGGCAAGTACAGCGAAGCCCGCGAGGCCATGGAACAACAGTTCCGCGAGGCCACGGCTGAGAAAGACAAGCGCATCGCTGAGCTAGAGGCCCGCGTTCGTGAGCTTGAGCTATTGACCCCAGCAGTCTCGGCTCTTGCTGATATCGTCCACGATCCCGACTTGGTGATGAAGACCAAGCTGTCGGCAGATCAGATTCAGCGCGAAGCTGATGGCACCGTTGTAGTGGTCAACGGCTACGAGCGTGTGCCTGTAGTCGAGTGGGCCAAGACCCTGCCTGCATGGATGCAGAAGCAGCCCAAACCCCAAGGCAGTGGCGCACCTGTGGGGCGTGGAGGCGGCGACATCCCAGCCGGCACAACCAATCCCTTCCGGGCTGAGAGTTACAACCTCACAGAACAAGCGCGGCTGTTTAAGACTGACCGCGATCTATATGAGCGGCTTAAAGCACAGGCCGGCCGTTAGTATGAAACGGATGGCGAAGCTGTGCTGAGCCGATAGGGCTGTGCCCAACAACCGCAAATTTCTGGTAACTAACGATGGCGACCCTCCGGTCCGATATCATCGTTCCCGAAATTTTCACCCCCTACGTTATTGAGCAATCGACCCAACGTGATGCCTTCTTGGCTAGCGGTGTGGTGCAGCCCATGGCTGAACTCAATGCAACCGAGGGTGGGGATTTTGTGAACGTCCCCTTCTGGAAAGCCAACCTTTCTGGAGACTTTGAGGTTCTGTCTGACAGCACCTCCCTGACCCCCGGCAAGATCACTGCCGACCGTCAAACTGGCGTGATCCTGCATCGCGGGCGGGCCTTTGAATCGCGTGACCTCGCGGCTCTCGCAGCGGGCTCGGACCCCATGGCCGCTATCGGTCAAAAGGTCGCCGAATATGTCGCCAACCAGCGTCAGAAAGATCTCCTTTCTTGCCTGGGTGGTGTGTTCGGTTCGCTGGGTTCTACCAGCAGCTCCGCCGCCTTCTTCGATCTCACCATCGACGGTGAATCGGGTGACACCCCGACTGTTCTGAGCCCCCGCCACGTTGCACGGGCCCGTCAGAAGCTGGGTGATCAAGGGGACAAGTTGACTGCCATGTGCATTCACAGTTCCTGTTACTACGACTTAATCGAGCGCCGCGCGATCGATTTCATCTACGACAACACTGGCGCCGCTGACACCAGCGCAACCCAGGGTTCTACCGCAGGTGCATTCGGTAACCCCGCAGTCCCCACTTTCATGGGCCTGCGTGTGATCGTGTCTGACGATGTTCAGACCGCCGGCAGCGGTTCCTCGACCGAATATGCCGCCTACTTCTTCACCCAAGGGGCAGTCGGTTCGGGCGAGCAACTCGCAATGCGGACGGAAGTCGATCGCGACATCCTCGCCAAGAGCGATGCGATGAGCCTCGACCTCCATTACGTCTATCACCCGATTGGTGCTCGTTACACCTCCAGCACTGTCAACCCCAACCAGAGCACTCTGGAGACCGTTGGCAACTGGTCCAAGGTGTACGAAACCAAGAACCTCGGTATTTGCCGGGCGACTGTTACTTCTAATCTTGACTGAGGAGAGTAACTAACCATGGCAAGTCTTTTCGAGATCGGTGCCGGTAAGGCCCTCGGATACACCTCCGGCGGTGCTGTTACCCAAGACACCAACAAAGCCACCGGCGTGACCCTTAATCAGGCCGCTGGTCAAATCACCACCTCCGATGCCTCCCTGGCCGGTGGTGCTGAGGTGTCCTTCGTCGTTACCAATGACAAGGTCGCCGCGACCGATGTGGTCGCAATGTCGCTGGCCTCTGGTGCCTCCACCGGCACCTACATCGTCAGCGTCAGCGCTGTTGCCGCAGGTTCCTTCACTGTGACCCTGAGCAACGTGGGCACCACCGCTGGTGAGGCCCTGGTGCTGAACTACGCCGTGATCAAGGCTGCTGCCTCCTGATCATGGGTTTGTTCGCTTTTAGGCGAGCACAGGCGCGTGAGGCTGCCGCTCTTGCGGTGGCCTCTGGCCCTGTGAAGTCTGAACCCAAGAAATCACCCGAGAAGCCCGATGGCGATCACGATCGACGCAACAGTCGGGGGCGCAAGCGCAAACAGCTACCTGACGCTGAGTGATGCCAACGATCTGATCGATGGCCTCGTTCAGAACGATGACGTGGTTGCCTGGGCTTCTGCCACTGACGACCAAAAGAACCGAGCCCTCTACACCGCAGCGCAGCGCATCGACCGCGAGCGGTTCCTAGGGGCCAGGGCAGCCAACACCCAGGCCCTGCAATGGCCGCGTGATGGTGTGCGCAAGCCAGACACCTACCAGCGGACCTACACGACGGGTTTCCCGTTCCGTCTGACCGAGGATTACTACACCACCACCGAGATCCCGGATCAGATCAAGAAGGCTCAGGCAGAGCTGGCGGTCTACCTGCACAACAACAAAGACGGCCTGGGCCTTGGTGGCCTTGAGGACTTCAAGAACCTGCAGGTGGGTTCAATCAACCTCACCCCGAACTTCTACGGGGCGGTGGGTGCTGACCGCATTCCGCCAATGGTGGAGCGTTATTTCACCGGTCTTAGAATCAGTGGACCGGGCAACATTGCCGTAAAGAGGAGCTGATTCATGGGTTACGCCTACCCGAGTGCTGAGTTCATCGACGACACGGCGGCCCACACCGGACGTTTCGGCAAGATCGTTGCCCTTGAGGATTCGGTGATTGCCAGCCTGTCGGCTGAGGATTACACCGGCAACACGCTTTCAGCGATCCCCTTAAAGGCGAGCTGCGAAATGTATGGGGTCTTCACCAGCGTGACCCTGACCAGCGGCACTGTTGTCGCTTATAGGCTCTGATCATGTCTAAAGGTTTTGGGCAAGGCGATGTTGGCATTGATTACACGATCGGTGCCGAGGTGATTACTGACACCGCTGCGCATACCGGGCGGTTTAAGCACATTGACTTCTACGAAAACACCACGATTGACACCCTGGTGTCCGAGAACTACACCGGCAACAGCCTGAACGGTGAAAGCATTCCGGCCGGCTTTCATATCGTTGGTGTCTTTACCAGCATCACGCTGCAGAACGGCGCCTGCATCGCTTACCGAGTCTGATGGCACTTGCAGACAAGATCGCTAAAGCTGTAGGCAAGCCCTTCCCCAAGATTGGCGGTGATGTCACCTTTCGCGTGATCTCGACCGGGGCCTACAACACCACCACCGGCGCAGTCACTGAAACCGCTAGCGACACCACGATCAAAGGTGCTCTTGATTCTGTTAGCGATCAAGAGGTCAACGAGTTGGTGCAGGCCAGCGACAAGAAGCTAACGGTCCCGGCTAGCAGCTTCAGTTCTCGCCCATCGACCGCCGATAAAGTGGTAATCAGCAGCGTTGTCCATCAAATCATTGCGGTCAATGTGACCGAAATGCAGAACGTGGACATCGCCTACGACCTGATCTTGAGGGCGTAACTATGGGCAAGAAGCTCAATAGCCTTGGGGAGATTGGGCCTCTGCTCGAAGAGTTCGCCAACGATCTTTTGCGAGCGTCAATTCTTGAGACTGACGCCCGCGTGAAAGAGGCCAGCCCTGTCCTGTCTGGCCGTCTGCGCAATAGCTGGATGATCGGCGAAAACAGCGAAGCTGGCCAGCCAGCAGAGCGGAAAGAATACGGCGAGAACATCCCGCCCGCAGTAGCGATCAACTACACCCAAGGCCAAGAGACGATCGGCAACACCTACAGCATCCACAACAATCTGGAATATGCGGAGGCGGCCTGCTTCGGCACTAACCTCCCGCCGTCTTGGCAGGGCGATTTCAAGCCAGCCAAGAAAGGAGTGGTCCCTGGTTTCCCTGATCTAATCGCTAAAGAGATGCAAGCCTTTGTCGATCAGAAGGCTCGCGAGTTCCGCAGGAAATTCTGATGCCAGCCGCAAACCTCAACACGATCAGGGCTACCATCGAAGCCCGCTTGGCCACTGAACTGGCAGAGGATCCGGCTATCCCGGTGGTGTTTCACAATGTCCCCTATGAGCCGACGCCAAACTCATCGTGGGTTCAGTGCTTGACGACCTTCGGCCGGAATCAGTACCTCAGCCAAGGCAGCACGACGAACTCACAAAACAGGATTTTCGGCCTCGTCACCATCAACATTTTCTCGGCCGCAGGTGTAGGCCCTGGCGCCAACTACACGATCGGGAAAAGGATCCGCGATCTTTACAATAGGGTGAACGTGTCGGGGGTTTTCTTCGACGCTCCAATAGGTCCAGAGGCTCTGGCTTCACCAGCTCCCGAGGGCTATTTCCAAACACAGGTCCGTGTGACCTTTGAATCCATCGAGGAACTCTGACCCATGGCCATTCTCCGAGGAGAGCAAGGCGCTGTTCAATTCGACGCCGCCGGCGCTGCAAACGCCACCATCGTTGGCACCCGCAGCTGGACTCTTTCGACCACGAAGGAAACTCTGGACGTTACCGATCACGGTGACACCTTCCGTTCCTTTGTTGGCAGCCTGATCTCCGGCTCCGGCACCGTGGAACTCGTCTACGACCCCGACGCAACTGGCCAGGCTGGCTTCTTGGAAGACGTTCTGACCACTGCTGATGCTGCAGACGCAACCTTCGAGCTGTTCACTACCGGCACCACCTCCGGCTCTGATTCAATCAGCTTCGCTGGAATTATCACTGACATGGAGATTTCTTCTACTGTTGGTGAACTTGTTGTCGTTAGCTGCAACTTTGTGACCAGCGGTGCCATCACCGGCAACCTGGAATAATCAGGTGTATAGTCGGGGCGATTTATTCGCCCCCTAGATGGCAGCCCAAAAGCGAACTGTCGATCTGCTGGTTGAGGCATTTGACCTCAGCCAGCGTCGCAAATTTGTTCTTAAGAATGCAGACGGCAAGCCCGTCGTTGACCTGTATTTCAAGCCGATCACTCGCGCTGATCGCAAGAAGGCCCAGGCCCTTGCTGGCAGTGAAGAAGCGCTAGAGATCAGCACCCAAATGCTGTGCCAGATGGCAGAGCTTGAGGATGGGACTAAGGCCTTTGCCGCGGCCGATGCACCGAAGCTTCAGCGCCAACTGCCTGAGTCTGTGCTCAACGAACTGGAACTGTTCCTCTTCGGTCTTGGCGAAGACACCAGCATGGAAGAAGCAAAAAACGACTGAAGCAGGACAACTGGCTCAACTTTGAGTTTTTCTTGGCCTGCGAGTTAGGCATGACAGTGAGCAAGCTCCGCACGGAATTAACCGATGCGGAGTTCGTTCATTTTGCGGCGTACTATGAGCTGAAAGGCGAGCGGGAAGAACAGGCAATGAATAAGGCAAGGCGCCGCCGATAGACTGCATTCAGTCTTGGGCGTGCTGTGGCAGACGTTGCCATTAGGTTTGAAACGTCGCAGGCCAAGCGTGCGACAAAGGATCTAACTAGCGATACAAAGAAACTTCAGGAGGCTGTACGCGGTAGCCAATCAGCCCTTGAGAAGCAGGGCCGGGCTGCAGGTGCAGCGGCTGCTGGAACGACGAAGTTTGGGGCCTCGGCCAAGCTGGCGGCCCCTGGTGTTCGTGCGCTTGGTGCTGCAGTCAAGGCAGCGTTAGGGCCTGTCGGCCTGCTGCTGTCGGCTGCGGGTGCAATGACCCAGGCCTTTCAGGTGCTGTCTCAACAGGATTTTGCAGAGGCCAAGGTTCGATCCTTGGGCGTCAACAGCAAGGAGCTGACAGGCATTCTTAAGGGCGTCAGCAACGAGCTGCAGGGACAGGCCAGCGTTGTTGATCTGACCAGTGCGGCGTATGACGTGGCCTCGGCTGGTTTCACCAAGGCGGCCGACGCTGCAAAAATCCTGAAGGCTGCAAGCCTTGGGGCAACTGGCGGCTTCTCCGACATCAACACCGTTGGCGATGCGGCCACCAGCGTCCTGAACGCCTACGGCTTGGAAGCTGACAAGGCGGCCAAGCTGGTAGATGGGTTCATTCAGACCCAGAACGACGGCAAGATCGTCATCGGTCAATATGCAGCCAACATCGCGAAGGTGGCCCCTGTTGCTGCTGCCTTGGGTGTTCCTCTCGAAGAGGTGAACGCTGCAGTCGCTCAGATCACTGCAGGCGGCCAAGGCGCAGAGGTCACCTTCACAGCCCTGAAGACGGCCTTCGCTCAGGTCGCTGCTGGCAAGGTCGGCGACGAGTTCAAAAAGCTTGGCGTAGATATCAGCGCCTCGACCCTGAAGTCGGACGGCCTGGCGGGCACGCTTGAGAAGATCAAGAAATCTGGGGCCGATGCTGGCACCGTGATCAAGGCTTTTGGCACTGAGGCCGGGCCGTCGATCTTGGCCCTGCTGAACGACACAGAGAAATTCAACAAGCTTCTAGAGAATCAGAAGAACTCGCAGGGTGCCGCGGCTAAGGCAGCGTTTGAAGCGGCAGACACGATTCAGGGCTCGATCAAGCGACTGCAAACGGCCTTCCAAAACCTGTTCGCCGATGGCTCAGAACTTGGTGTTCTTCTGAAATCAACGTTCAAGGTCGCGGCCGTCACTGTCGAGTTTCTTGCGGCCGTTGTCAGAAACACGGTGGCGCCTTTCCGGGCGATCATCGCGGCCGTTACCGAGATCGGGGCAGCAATCAGCCAAGCCCTTGGCATGGATGGGGTCAATGTTGCGTTTGAGCTTGAGAAGGCCTACCGAGGTTTCCTCGACACGCTGGGCCAGATAAGCGATTTCATCATTGGCCTTGGCGTCCGCTTCGGCCAGTTCATCGGGGGGATGGTTTCTGGGACTAAAGACGGGGTCGCAAATATCAAGCAGACGCTGGTCGGTGGCTTTACTGGTGCTTTTAACAAGATCGCCTCTGTCGTTCAAAGTCTCTACAACAAGCTCCCTGGCCCTGTCCGCTTCATCCTTGAAAAAGCGGCCACGTTGATTAGCGCTGTGGGTGGTGCAGCTCAGCAAGTCGCAGGCCAAGCAATCACCGCTGTTACCGGCTTTGTCGGAACCACGATCGAGGCCGGCCGAGGATTCTCTGAGGGCGGCGGAACAACCCCGCAACAGCAAGCAGCGGCCGCGGCCAATGGCATTTCCCCGACTGGCGGAGTCCTAGGAAAAGGGAAACTAACTGACGCGCAGAAGGAAGAAGAGCGCCGGCGTAAGGAGGCCTTGAAGCTTGAAGAGGCTGCAGTTAAAGCGCAAGAGCGCAAGCAGCTTGCCTTTGAGAATCAAGTCAACAAGCTGCACGAACAGCAGGCCATGCAGCAGGCCATGCTCGACGGCAACGAGCGAGAGGTCGCTAACGCCTTCTTGCTGTCAAAACTGATCAAGGAACACGGAGAAGAGAAGGGCCAGGTTCTTTACCAAAACAAC